TACTATAAGATGGTTTTTTATAATACTTCATTTGCTATGCAAACTGAACATTTGATGCTAACAAATAAATACTAACGGGTATTACTTAATTCAACACCGCCGGGCTTTATACCCGGCGAGAGATTCAACAATCGTATTGCCAGCTACTGACTAAGGCATAAAGGTGGCTGGGGGAGTAGCGCCAGCTATCGTTTAGTCCGAGAAATTCAGCGCAAAACTCGCTGCAAAACAGTTTATCTTTGCGCTCCCGGTTATACAGCGCGATACCGAGCGCGCCCTGCCAGTCATAGCGTTTGCCGTTATGTTTGCGGAAAAAGACTTCCACTTCCGGCAACGTGGCCTTTAACGGTAGCTTATCCCACTTATCGTCCGGTAACGGTATTATCTTTCCCCGCACGCCGCGATCACGAAACGACGCGGAGTAGCACAGGTATTCATTACCGCCGTGTTCTACCGCCAGTTCACAGTGAGAGTAGATACCGCGCGTGACTTTGCGCGTGAGCCAGTCGGCAAACCTGGCGATGCCGCGATACTCCGATCGCCCCTTATAGCAAGCGAGCCAGACGGTGGTTTGACTCATGGCTGCCAGCCTGATGAATAGTCGTAGTCGAGCACTTCCTGGATATCCCCCAGCGCTTCTACCGCCGCAATATGCCGCTGCGCGTTGGCAAACAGGCGCATATCGTGATCCATAGTGACGGTTTCAAACTGCGCGGCGATGTCGTTGGTCAGTTTAATCAAACCGTTATTTTTGGTCTGCCACATTAACCCTGCCGGAATCTGCTTTGCCTGACCCATTCTGGTGAGTGACATTTGCTGAATACGGCTGTTAGCATCGCTGTGGAAATGGTTGCCGTCGATAATGATGTAATCGGCGGTAACGGTGTCGCGGTGAGCTTTGATTTGCTGAATTTTGGCTGCTTTAGCATCAGTAATTGAAGGTTGCCATGTTTCACCGTTCCAGCGATCAAATTTGCTCATCGGGGAGATTATAGTGATGTTTTCAGAAAGTGGTCCCAGTTCTGTAATATACACTTTGTGGCCGGATTGTTTATCATAAAAAGTTTGACCTCGATGATCCTCAACTAATTGCCATTCCTCGCCTAGCCAAACTGGGGTAAAGCCCTGTTTTATCTCTGGCGGTGGTGTTTGTGTACAATTCCTTGGTAGTCCGGTATTTGGTGCGATATAGGCATCAGATTCGCCAATAAATTCTTTGGTGTCAGGTGAAAAATTAAAAACGGATAAAATTTGTGGTTCATTTGAAAAAGTAAACATAATTATGCAAGCCTCACAATATAGTTGAATGCGATATTTTTGATGGTGTTTTCGGTATTTCCTGTCTCATGTACTGTTACAGTGTGTGAATGCGAACCAAGAGTTATTGAATGTGCATGTGTTCCCAGTGCTACAGTATGTATATGTGACCCTAGATTCAGCGTATGCGCATGGGAACCAATTCCAATCGTATGGTTGTGTGCGCCAGCGCTATTTGTAACACCTTCTTTTGACGATGGTGATGTGGAATCTGCATTTTTGTTAGCTGTGCCTTCCCCATTTACAGGGATCGTGTGGCTATGTATGCCAGCGGAGTTTGTCGTTTTTGTCCCATAGTCAAAAGCCGCAGTTGTTTTTGAACCAAGATCAGCTTTTTCAGTCGTCTTGGCCCCTAGGTCTACTAACGTTGTTGAAACGGTTCCAAGATTTGTATTTGTTGTGCTAGCAGTATGTGTATGCAACTTAATACTGTCTAATTCAGTAGAAAGAATAGTACGTCTGCTACTTGGCTTCCCTTTAATTACCCACCCTCGCATATCAGGTAGTACACCAGAAGGATACGCGATAGCTAATTCGGTATATATATTTTTATTAAATGGCTGCCCATTCATAAAAACATACCCTGATGGTGCGGTGTCTGACGGCCATGGAATTGGAGTGCCAACAGGACATGCTATGGCATTAAGCGCCTTATCCATCGCCGCCTTGACCGCGCTCGGCGTTGCCGCTTCCGTTGTGCTGGTGCTGTCCGTCGCACTGTTAAGCTTAACAATCCCCTTTTGCGTCAGCGTACCGTCCGGAACGCCGGTAATCTGGTTCCAGGTATGCGTGTGATTACGCGCTTCCGCCATCGCCGCTTTCACCGCCTTTGGCGTGGCGGCTTTGGTTTCGTCATCGCTGTCAGTGGCGTTACTGAGCTGCGTAAAGCCTTTCTGCGTTAATGTCGCATCCGGGTGATTTGTCGAATGTTCATGCTCGTCCAGCCGGGCATCCACATAGTCGCGCGTTGCCAGCACAATACTCGGATCGACCGTCAGCGTCACCGCCGTGGTGTTGGAGACTTCCATAATCAGGCGGATACAGACCTGCTTGCCGCAGCCGCCCGGCAGCAGCGGTTTGTAGGATTCCGGGAATTTGCCGATGGCGATCAGCTCGCCCTCGTTGTCGAACACGCCCACTTCACGCACGTACCAGCCGCCAACCTCTTCCGGCAGCACCAACTCGGCAATCAGCCAGTTAGGATTATTCGGCGCAACGGTTAGCGTATTCATCTCGCCGCGCCAGACTTCGTGGCGTAATTTGGTCTGGCTGGCGGTGGGCTCATAATATTGCCCACCGCCGTCGCCAACCGCCATCTTTTGCAGATGTATCTGTTTCTTATCCGCAAGGGCGCTGGCGATTTTCGCCATTCCCCTGTCGGTCAGGAGGGTATAAAACTCATTATCCATAATTACTCCGGGTAAATAGATGTAATTTCAAGGCTCCATTGCCCTGTACCGAAATAGATCGGTTTAGTTTGTTGAACTTCCAGAACCTGGAAGGGTAAGACGGTCGTTATTTCTCCACCGTAAAGCGCGCTGCCAATAACAGGAATAGCGCTTTGGTTAATTATCCAGACAATTAACGCTTCCAGCTTTGAGCGCACGTTCTTATACTCATGAATAAGATCGACCAGATTATTAAACAGATTTTCATCCATGCCCTGGTTGATTAGCTTAATTTCAACCTTGAAGAAATAAGCTTTGCCGCCATACTCAAACCATTCGGAAATCGTGCCGGGTAAGGATAATATTTCCAGTACGCGGCGAACGGCCCAGGGAGTTCCTTTATATTTATGCAGTTCAATCGCCTGTTTAATTAACTCTCGTTTCTCCTGTTCATTGGCGGCAAATAGCCAGCCCTCCAGCCCCTGAACATGAAACTGTCCGGCCAACGAGGGCAGTGCCGAGGCATCAACGATATCCACCAGATAGACCAGCAACGCCGTCAGGTCGATTTGCGCAAAGCGTTCGGCGGCAATATTCGCCAGAATCGAAAAACGTTCGTCGCTGGCCAGCGGCGGCGGCAGAAGCAGTTTATCCATCGCTGACCCCGGCAATCGTCACGTCAATGGCCGTGCATTCCGCCCATTCGTGTGCCTGCAATACCTTTTTCGCGGGCATATCCAGCGCCACGTCGTAAACGCCATCAACCTGCAGCACTTTAATTATCTGGTTTGGCACAATGTCCTGGCCCAGCCGGGTCTGGCGCGAGCGCGTCCATGTATTAATCGCTTCACGCGCGGCGGCAAGCGTCGTCTCCTGATCGGCGGTGGTAAACAGCGTCAACCGGGCGCGGATCTGATAAGGTACGCGCGGAGAACATTTAGCGCTCACCTTATCGGTTAGCGGGCGCTTTTTCTCTTTGCTCACCTCCCGTTCGATCTGGGCAAGAAGCTCCGGCCCCGGCAGTCCGTTCAGGGTCAGTGGATAGAGTTCCACGCAGCCTTCCGCCAGCCCTTCATCCGGCCCCAGCACCGCCACGTCGATAATCGACTGGCTGACCGAGAGCGTATGGAAGCGATAGGCGCCATAGCTGCCCGCGTTGCTGAAACTTTCCGGCGCTAGCTGGACGCGTTTACGTAGCGCGTCGTCGTTCTCTTCGCCGCAGCCGCCACTTGAGGCCGTCAGATTGGTGACGCTGAGATCGTAATTGCCTACCCGATCCACCAGCGCGCTGATTTGCGCAGGTTGCCAGTTATTGCCGGATTCACCGGTCGCTACACAGGTTGCAGTTACCGCAACGCTCAGGCTGCCCGTAGGCAACAGAACATCTTCGTCGGTGGCGAACATCACGCTATCCGACGCGCTGGCGCGGGTACCCTGTGGAATCACCAGGTTACTTTTAGCCGCTTGCGTAACAGAAAACTGCAGCGTGGTTTTCGCCGCCTGAGCGGGCAGACGGTGAACGCCAACCAGCTCGCCTAAATAATCCAGCATCGGCGCACGGGAATACGCGACCAGGTTTTGCTTCGCCGCCTCCTGGATGGCGATGCGGACAAGGTTTTCACGATAAGCAAACAGGTCAATGAGCAGCCGCTCAGCCTGCGCCGGATAGAGTTTTTTACCGCTGGCTTCTTCATATTGCGCAATCATCTCGCTGGTGATTTGCGCGGGATCGCGGTCAATAAAGTCGGGTTCGGCTATCGCCATAACACCTCCGTTGAGTTAATTACGCCGTCTGCGGCGCGCCATTGCACGCGTAACGTCAGGTGTTCGCCGTCAATCGTCGGCGTCACCTTCAGCAACCGGCAGCGGGGTTCCCACATGCGAATCGCTTCCACCGATTCGCGAACAACGTGCGGAATGGCCCGCTCGATCGGGTAATCGATGTAGCGCCACAGATTGCTGCCAAAAAGCAGCCTGTGGGGATCGCTGCCGCGCGGCGTGCGCAGAATGATGTGTATTGCCTGATGAATATCATCCAGCCCGCAGACGTATTCTTCAGGACGTTGCAAGGCAGGTTGCCAGTGCAGGGTCGAGGGTCGTGTTTTCGTGTTCATGAGGCTATTTTCGCCTTCCGGCGGGGGGAGAGATATTAAAGCGCTTTAAGGAAATAATTGATGGCGGGGTCAGAATGTGTTTTGCCCGGCGGCGCTTCTGCGCTTACCGGGCCTGTGTTGATACACATTTTGTTAAATGGCGAAGATCGCGTTTTACGTAAAGTTAAAATGAAATTGCTGTAATTTCACCTTTGCCTACAGAAGCGTAGTACCAGAATTCATCATTGATTTCTGCGTGCTTCATTTTCTCAACTGGAATCGTTTTCTGTCGTCCATTAACTGAGAGTGTGATCGAACCCGTTAGCTGCTCCCGGCTGATAATAGCGAAATCCCCGCGGGTGTTGCTATAAGCCGTCGTTTCATTGGGAAGGCTGTGCTTCGCTCCATTAGCGATTACAGAATAATCAAAATTGATTTTCTTTTTGAAAATAGCTTGTACATGATAATACTCGCCGTAAACAGCAGGATCATGGAATAAACCAAAATGACCACCGCTATTTTGCAATTTGACGAAATAATAGTCAGGGATGATAAACTCCTGCTTACCTGCCGCTATTTCTTTAGTAATGATTTTTTGTCTTACGATTTCCTGTCCGGCCGTTTTTTTATAACCGTTAAGCATCAATGAATAGGACCAAAGGAATACGATACCACAGAGGACAGTCACGGCAGTTACGCCTACGACTCCAGCCTTAACGCCACTTTTCAACAGGGCGTAAGCGATGAAGGAGATAGCTAAAAGGAAAAACATAAACGTACCGTTCATAACCCGATCGGGGTAGGACGGCGACGCGAACATGATTAAGGAAGTGCCAATACCTATACATACGACTAACGCAGCGCAGATAAGGGACGTTTTATCAATTTTGGCGCGAATCTGCTTATTGAATATGACCAGTAAGACCAGCAATAACAAAACAACATAAGCTATCCAGATCAGCGCCAGATGGTTATGAACGCGTTCTGTTAAGTGAATGAAAATACGTTCAAAAATCGGCCTTCCATACCAGAATTCTTTGCCGCTGGCGCGGATGAAATTGCCCGGAGAAAGTATCAATACGCATGAACCTGCGATTGCACAGAGACTATAAACTATCTTATTGCGCGAAACAGATTTGTTTTGCCATAACTCGTATGCAATGGCCAGAACAGAAATAAGCGAGACGAAAGGTGAGACGCTTTCATTGGAACAGCCTGCCATAAAACTTAGTAATGCAACCCACGGGCTGATCGCTTTACTGTTTTTTATTGTTATGGTGTAAAAGAAGAACAGCCATGCAACAACGAACAGATTCGTCCACAAATAATTCGCAGCACCAACGATCCAGAAAGTGGTTTGACCCAAATTCGGGTTCGAAATCCAGTAAGTGAAGAATATTAGTGGGAATAATAAGTAGTCGGATTTATTCCAGCGTAATGTACCTGAGGGTGTCTTCACAATGAAATAACAAAATACCAGTGTCGAAACGGCAGCGCTGATGGAATACACGAGTTGAGAACGTGTATACAGGATGAGTGCGCTGGTGTAATCAGCTATAATCCTGCCACTCCATGTCATATAATGATGAAAATGTGATTCCGGCGAAATTCCTAAAAGGTAATAGCGGTAATCATCAGAGTGAATGGGGGTATACCATTCAATAAGAAAAATGGCCAAAAAAGCCAGTAGTATCATCGCCGTTTTCGGTAATATCTTGAGCATAGTAATCATTATTCCATCATTGTTTTTTTGTTTTTCACGATATAGCGAGGCCTTTGCTTTACCTCCGTGTAAACGCGTCCGATATATTCACCCATGATGCCTATGCCGATAAGCTGGATGCCGCCTAAGAAGAGAATCGCGGTCATAAGCGAAGGATAACCAGGAACAGGGTTTCCCCACATCAATTTATCAATGATCATCCACATGGCATATATCAGGGAGAGGGCAGAAACGCTCACTCCTATATACGTCCAGATACGCAAAGGGAAAGTAGAAAAACTTGTAATCCCCTCCAGCGCCAGGTTCCAGAGTTTCCAGCCATTAAATTTTGAGCTACCTGCGACACGTTCAGCACGGGCATATTCGACAACATCTGTTTGACCTCCAACCCATGAAAGTATACCTTTCATGAAAAGGTTACGTTCTGGTAATAGCTTGATATTTTCTACAATCTCGCGCGACATCAATCGAAAATCACCGACATTCTCTTCAATCTTTGGCGTACTGATTTTGTTATGCAGCCTGTAGAACCACTCAGCGCTTTTACGCTTCAGGTGGCCATCCGTTGAACGATCGATACGCTTAGCCAGCACCATTTCTGCACCAGCCTGCCATTTATTGATCAAATGTGGGATTACTTCGATGGGATCTTGTAAATCAACATCGATAGGGATCACCACATCTCCGGTCGCGTAATCCAATCCGGCAAAAAGTGCAGGTTCTTTACCAAAATTGCGGGTAAATGAGATCGGAACAACAAGAGGATCGGCAACAGCTAATGCGCTGATGATTGATTCAGTCGCATCGTGACTCCCATCATTAACGAAGATAATCTCAACGTTATAAGGTTTAAGTGAACTGTATTCTCTGACCGTTTTATAGAAAATAGGGATCGCGTCCTCTTCATTAAAGACGGGAACCACTAATGAAATTTTCATTTCTCATTCCTGAAAACAATGAATCTGGAATATAAAAATCCGCAAATAAGGCTAATTGCGGAAAATACAATGAGCGTAAAAATGGGAGGCATAGCACACTTGTCGCCTGTCCATCCCACGACGGCGCTCAGCACGCCCATAAAACCGACGTACAGCAAATAACGTCCGGTTGATACGCTGGCTCCAAAGGTAAACCGGGCGTTAGCGAAAAAACTAAAACTGACAGCGACAGCAAAGCCCGTTACGTTTGCCAAAGCCTGACTTGTTTGAAATCCATAGACGCAAAGGGCAAAGATAGCCCAGTGCAAAGCAGTATTAAGTACGCCTATCGAAACGTACTTTATAAATAATTTTATCATTATAGCAATCAAGAAGTTGTAATTCAGCGAAGTCTACCAGACAAAACTGAGAGGATCATTCCTGAACAGCAGATTTTATGTAAACAGGGCGAAGTTAAAGTAAAAAATAGCGTTAGTTTTCCAATATACATATATGCAATATTTGCAGCGCAAAGTGATTACATTTTCATCGGAAATAGCGCGCGAAAAGGGACTAATCACGTTGCGCTGAAAATAAATATCCTCCAGCAATTTGCCCGGTGGCGCTTTTGCGCTTACCGGGCCTGTGTTTATGCACCTTTTGCAGGCTGGATAAGGCGAAGCCACCATCCAGCAGCAATTTGCAGGTTAGTGGGAGTGGTGGTTAGAGTTGCCGCCGTTGTCCATCAGCGTGCCGCTGGCGTTAACGTTGCCGAGGACATTCACGTTGCCCGTGATAACCGCGCTGTTTCCGACGCCGCCGCTACCGGCCATACCGCCAAGCCAGGTAAGTTTTTTCATCACGGTAACGTCGCCGGTAAAGGTGCTGAGCGGCGCATCGACGGTGACATTCAGCGCTTTAATGCCCGTATGGGGCGCTTCCACGTTGACATCTACCGCCTTGACGCCCACGGAGGTGGCCGCCACGTCTACGGTTTCTGATATCACCGTGACGTGCTGCGCCCTGATCTCTACTTGCGGTGAAGTAAGCTGCGTACGTTCCTTCACTTCAATGACGATTTTTTCTATGCCGCCGTTGACGGTGAGCTGGTGTAACGCACGGTCATATTCAAAGGCCGCGCCGTCGGAAAACTGCACGTAGCGCTTGTCGCGCGAGGCCAGCGGCGCGGTATCCACGCTGGAGTAGACCGCGCCCAGCACCACCCCATCCTCGCCGTTGTCGTCGAGCAAAACTTCCACCTGTTCGCCAATATCCGGCAACCAGTAATCTTTGTTGTCCTGCGTGTTGCGTTGCAGCACCGCAAGCCAGTTACTGCGCAGGTTATCGCACTCCGGCAGAGTGACTCTGACGCGCACGACCGCCTCATCAATATCACTGATAATGCCCGTCTGGCGGGTAACGCCTTTCATATTGTCTCCTTACTGGCTGGTTGCCGGTCCGCGTGAAATGTCGATTTCGGTAGTGTAGCCGCCGCTGCGCGTGAGTTTGTGCATAGATTTATCAATCAGCCACTGCCCGGAAAGCACGCCAAAATCGCTCAGTTCTATCTTGTTGCCCGCCGTCAACTGCGGGCAGCCCATCAAGCTGAGCGTGCCGGTTTGCTGGTATTCGTTGTGGCTGTCCAGCGCGGCGTTGGCTTTAGCCTGCGCCGCGCCGGTATCCGGAGCGCGACTGTTAATCTTCAGGGTATCGGCGCTGGTCGCCGCACCGCGCGCCGGGGCTTTTTCCTGGCTGTCATGGGTGTAGATAACCAGTTCTTTTTGCTTGCTATTTTGATGTTGCACGGTGGCGTTTTTGTAGATCCGGTTGATGGTATCTTTGAACGTGTAGTGCGAAATATCCGTCCGTCTGAACGTCTTCACCGGCGCCAGACAGCGTAGCGTCGGCAGATGCGAAAAGATCAGCTCCGTCGCCGTCACTTTCACGGTATAGCCATATTCACTCGCCAGCCGTTTGAGAAACGCCACATCGGTTTCGGCATATTGCGTGACCCGATCAATCGTCAGCGGCGCAATCTTGCCCGCCAGCGTTAAACCGTGTTTTTGCGCGATGCGACTGGCGATGGCGGAAAGCGTCGTCTCCTCAAAGCCCTGGCTGTTTTTGGTGCGTAGCGCTTTGCTGACCGAGGTAGCGATACCGTCGATATTGACCGTCGAAGGCGGCGCGCTGATATCAATTTTATCAATGATATAGATTCCGCAATCGAGCAGATCTTCGCCCTGGTAGCCCAGGCGCAGCGCCAGCGTGTCGCCTTTTCCTGGATACCATTCGTTTACCCAGCGCCCGGCGCTATCTTCCAGCGCAATGGCAATAACATCCGACTCGTTTTTAATGCTGTCGCTGTAACTGATGCTGGTGACGTAAGGCGCGATGTCGTAAGTGATCTCTTTATGTCCGTACCAAAGGGTAAAAATGGGCGTCAGGGTGGCGAACACCCCGCCGGATACCGTTATCTCAGCCATGGCGGTAGCTCCGGGGTCGTTTGCGTAACGCTGATAACCGGGATGATCAGCCGCACGCCTGACGGCAAAACCGGCATAATAGCGACGTGCGGATTGGCCGCGATGATGCGTTCGTAGGCCAGCGCATCGCCGTAATAGCGCCAGGCGAGATTATCCCAGCGTTCGCCGTCGGTAGTGACATGTTCAAGGTAGCGCATTACAGACTCCTCGTAATATCGGCGGCAGCAAGCTGGCTCACGTCAGGGGCGCTTGTTTGCAGCGTGCCGCGCGCCTGATTGACCAGCGTCGCGGCGCTGTCGTAAGTCGCTTCCGCGACGCTGCTGGTGATAGCGTCAAACAGCGATTCGGCGTGTTCGATAAGCGTGCCGGCATCGCCCGCGCATTCGCGGATCCCCGGCAGGCTGTCGATCAGTTCCTGCATTTTCGCCGCCAGCGCTTTCGGCAGCCCGGCCAGCGTTTGCAAATCCAGCGGCTGCTGGAACAGCGCGTCTATCGCGCTAATGGTTTTTTTCAGCGAATCGACGATATCGCCGCATTTTTCTTTCAGCGCTTTGGCTTCCTTCACCAGCTCTTTCGCCTGGGCGATCGTTTTTTTGATGTCATCAATGACGTCGGCCACCTCATTCATCATCTCTTTGGCTTCACGCATACCCTCTTCGACGGCGCTCAGCAGTTCATCGAACCAGGAATCGCTAACGTCGGGAAGCTCATCCAACATCTCGTCAATGTTCGGTTCCTGAGTGGTGATGGCCGGAGGCAGTAACGGACTCTTCGGATCGCCGGTGTACTCCTGTAGCGACAGAGTGCCGCCCTGGGCAATGACGTTACCGTAAGGATCGGTGTGTTGGTGGGTAGCGGTCAGATCGGTAATCACGAACCAGCCGCGATAATCGCCATTGCCGAACACCAGCGCCATCGCCTGGTGCGCGGTCATCGCTTCCCGCAGACGGTTCAGCTCGGTGGTCGGCTGGCAATACTGACTATGAAAGTTGAATTTCAGGGTGATTTTGTCCAGCTTATCGCCGATAAATTGCACGCCCGGTTTCCCTTCAATACGGGCATGGCTGGTATAATCCACGCCCATCGTGCTTTCAAATTCGTCCCAGTAAGCGACGACGTCAAATTCTATTTCGCCTAATACGGCATACATTATGCGTACTCCCGGCGCCGTTGTTGCGCCATGACATCGTTAATCATTCTCTCCAGCTCGCGTTTGCTCAGCGACAGCACGTTGTTGATATCTTTGGCGGCATTCGCGCCGTTTCCCTGCACGGTAACCTGCGGGGAAAAGTGTACCTGCACGTTGCTTTGCGCGCGGGAGGGCAGCGTATAAGGTTTCCCGCCGGATTTGCCGGGAAGCGCGGCTGGCGTCGGCGACGTGGCGGCGCTGTTCGTCTTCACAGGCTGCGGCGAGGCCATCGTTTTGGCCGTGGACGCCAGCGGCGTTGTCACCGCTTTCGCTCCCGATGCCAGCGGCGCGCTGGCCTGTTGCGCAACCATTGTTCCGGCAATACCGGGGACGGCGGCGGCGACAGACGGTATTTCAGCGCTGATACCCAGCGCGCTTTTCGCCCAGTCGGGGATCAGCGCTTTTATCTTCTCAATCGCCCCGTTCAGGAAAGGAAGCGCGTTCAGAATGCCATTGATCAGGCTATCCAGAATATTGCCGCCAAATTCGCTGAAGCTGGCGGGGAGTTCAATGCCAAACCAGTCCAGTACGCTGGCGAAGGCGCGGTAAAACAGCCCCAGCGGCGACCAGTCGAGAATCAGACGCGTGACGCCGGCAATGCCTCCGTCAAAGGCGGTTTTGATGCGCTCCCAGACTCCGGCAAAGAAACCGGAAATCGGTTCCCAGTAGCGATAAAGTAAATAGGCGGCGCCTGCGATAGCGGTAATAGTCAGGCCGACAGGGTTCATCAGCAGCGCCCGACCCAGCCAGATAAATGTCTGGCCGACCAGCCGTAGCCCTTTTATCAGGCCATTTCCCAGCAGCATCGTCAGGCTTTTCGCACCGTTGCCAAACGATTTCAGAACCGACAGCGCGCGACTGCCGCCGCCCAGCGCCAGACCGGCTTTGACCTTCAGGAAGATATCGATCAGGCGAATAAACGGTGACGCAATGAGGTTTGCTCCCAGCCTGAGAATATTCAGCGCCCCGTTGAACAGCCAGATAACGCCAACGACTTTGGCGACCCCTTGCACCAGCGCCGGATTTTCCCGCAGCCAGGCGCTGAACTGCCGCACCAGCGGCGTGATGTTTTGCGCCAGTTCGCCAATGGCGGGCATCAGCGCCAGGCCGACGGTCAGCCACAGATCGTTAAGTGAAAGTTGTAACGCTTTGGTCTGTTCTCCGGGCGATGTCATT